GCCTCGGCTCCATAACTTGCTCCTTGCGTGCTCGGTGGGTCAATCGCTACAAGTCTAATGCATGTAAGCTCGCTGGTGAGGGGACCCGATGTCTATTTAGAAGTGCAACACCCTTGTTGGTCCTGTAATTCTAACAGTTCGTCGGCGAACGCCTCGGCGGGCGTGCGGTAGCCGAGCACGCGCATGGGGCGGTTGTTGATCTCGTCGACGATCTCCCTGACCTCCTTTGCCATGTCCATCCGTATCTCGCAGCGTTTGGGCAGATACCGGCGGATCATGCCGTTGCGGTTCTCGTTGCTTCCCCGCTGCCAGCTGGAGTACGGGTCGGCGAAGTACGTGGCCATGCCCAGCCCGTCGCGCAGCCTTTCGTGGTGGGCGAACTCGGTGCCGTTGTCGTGCGTGACGCTGACGCGCGCGCCGGCCGGCAGCGGCGAGAACATGTCCAGCTGCGCCCCGACGCTCTCGCCGGCGGTCTTGTCCGGAACGACGCGGGCCATGAGGAACCTGGTCCTCCTCTCCACCTCGGTGTGCAGGTTGCATCCCACTCCGATGACGCTGTCGGCCTCCCAATGGCCGAACGCGCTCCTGCCGTCGGCCTCCGGCGGGCGTTCGGAGATGGGCACTCGGCCGGGGATCGGGAAGCGCGACGTCCTCCTGCCGCCGTGCCTGCGGCGCCGCCTGTGCCCTCGCGGCAGGCACCGCGCCCAGCGTTCCCGAAGCGGCCTGCTGGAGTAGACCCATCGGTAGATGGTCTCCGGGCACACGCGCATGAGCGCATCGTCCGGCCACAGGACGCGCAGCCTGCCGCTGATGAGCAGCGGCGACCAGCCGCGGCCCAGCCATTCGGCCACCTGCGCCCACAGGCGGTCGTGCGACAGCCGGTAGGGCTTTCGTGGCTTGGATCTCCTGCGGTCGGCCTTGCGCTGCGCGGGCCCGGCGATGTAGTAGCGGCCGGTCCATGGCCCCGCCTTCAGTCTTTTCGGCCGGTACGGGCGGTACGACTCGTTCTCGTTGGACGGGAACCATGTGTTGCGCTTGATCTCCCGGCTGATGCTGGACGGGCTGCGGCCCAGCATCGCGCCGATCCCGCGTATGCTGGCGCCGTTGCCTACCTCGATCTGGATGACCTGGCGTTCCTCTTCCGACAGGTGCGAATATACTTCTCCCATAGGTGCGACATCCCTTCGGACTGGTTTTCTAGGCAATTTCCAATCTAACGGGTGTTGCACTTTCATTTAGACAACGGGCCGATCGGGGCCGACTGTAAATCGGCTGCATCACGCCACGCAGGTTCGAATCCTGCACCCGCCACTCCACACCACCCGCACGGGTGGTTTTTTATGCCCGGAACGGGCCCATCAACCACAAAGGAGAACCATCATGCACGACATGCCGCACTGGCGCCGATTCCGCAACAACCTTCGTCTCATCGATTCCGGCGCGGGCGAAGGCGGCTCCGGCGACCCCGCAACGGGAGACCCGGCCGACACCGGCGAGGACATCGACTGGAAGGCGAAGTTCGAGGAGCAGCGCGCCCACTCGCGCAAATGGGAGCAGCGCGCCAAGGACAACAGCAAGGCCGCCGAGGAACTGCAACAGTTCAAGGACTCGCAGCTGTCCGAAGCCGAGAAGGCCGCCAAACGCATCAAGGAACTCGAAGCCGCCAACGCCGCCTACGAGGCGGAGAAACAACGAAACGAGTGGAAGGCGCAGGTCTCCAAGGAGACCGGAGTGCCAGCCTCGCTGCTGCACGGCGACACGCTCGAGGCCATGACCGCGAACGCGAAGGCCATCGACCAGTACGCGCACCCCAAGCCCAAGGGCATGCCCAACCAGGGCAAGACCCCCGACGGCAAGGCCGCAGGAGCCGACGAACGCGCATGGGCCGACGACCTGTTCTCCAACCTCTAAACGCAATCATCCCCCAGAAAGGAACAACATCATGGCAATGGACACCAGCAAACTCCACCTGCCCAAGACCGTCGCCACGGCCGTCGTCAACAAGGTCAAGGAGACATCGACCATCGCGGCCCTGTCCCCGAGCAGCCCGCAGATCTTCACCGACAAGGAATACATGATCTTCAACGGCGCCGCCGAGGCCGACGTGACCGCCGAAGGCCAGACCAAGAGCTCCTACGAGCAAGACCTGAACTACGTGAGCGGCAAGACGTTCAAGGTGCAGACCACCACACGAGTCACCAGCGAGCTCAAATGGGCCGACGAGGACAACCGCTTCCAGATCATCCAGTCCATCCAGGCCGACCAGGCCGAGGCCATCGGCCGCGCCCTCGACTACGTCGTCTACCACGCCATCAACCCCAAGACCGGCGAACCCCTCACCGGATTCGACGCGCTCACGGCCCGCGCCATGCAGGTCACCGCCGGAGACGACGACATCACCAACGTCGACAACCTGGCCGACCAGCTCAACGAGACCTACGACATCAACGGCATCGCCATCAGCCGCACGTGGGCCTCCCGCCTGCGCAAGATCCGCGTACCCGCCACCGGCATGCGCTACTACCCGGAGATCCCGCTCAACCTGCAGGTCGGCACCCTCGACGGCATCAAGGCCGCCACCAGCGCCACCGTCAACGGGGCCAAGGCCAAGACACCCACCCACGTGCTCGCCATCATGGGCGATTTCAGCCTCATCAAATGGGGCATGGTGCGCGACATCACGTCCGAGATCATCCCCTACGGCGACCCCGACCAGACCGGCGTCGACCTCAAAGCCCACAACCAGATCGCCTACCGCACCGAGGCCATGTTCTCCTACGCGGTCATCGAACCTAAGGCGTTCGCCGTGCTCAAGACCTCCACGGAAGAAGGTGCCTGATGAGCGCGTTCACCCAGGACTTCATCATCCAGCCGGCAGGCAGGAAGAAACACAAGACCGGTGCCATGGACGTGCCCGCGCGCCTGTGGAACCCGGACGGCACGCCGTTCACCGCTTTCGGAGGCGTGAAGAAGGGCACGGCCGTCGCCGACGTGGCCGCCGCCGACGCAACCGTCTCGGCCGGCGCCGCGCCAACCAAGGCCGAGTTCGACACCGTGGTGGCCGAACTGAACGAGACGAAACGGCAGCTGAACACGCTCATCGGCTCGCTCAGGACCGCCGGCGTCATCGGCTAAAGGAGCTCCATCATGGCCGACGAACAGCCGAATCCGTTCGCCACGTACGAGGATCTGGAGAAACGCTGGCACACGCTCACCCCCGACGAACAGGCGCAGGCGGACGAGCTGCTGCTCGATGCGAGCGAGAGCATCCGCAACCACGTGTCCGTCTACCCCGAGACCCATGAGGAATCGTGGTGGACGGCGCATCGGCGCGGCCTCGAGATTGTGTGCTGCCAGATGGTGCGCACCGCGATGGAGCAGCAGGTGTCCGGCGTGCCCACGGGCGTCACGCAGAACACCGAGACCACCGGCCCCTTCTCCAACTCCTACTCGTGGGCTTCGCCGGACGGCTACCTGCGATGGAACAACGACTACCTCACCGTGCTCGGCTTGGGTGGCCAGCGCGCCTTCAGCATCGACATGGCATCCGGGGAGGTGGTCTGATGGAACGTGTTGACGTGTATCGTGGCGCGGCCGAAATGGATGCCGACGGGAACCCGGTGCAGGGAGAGATGCGGCATGTGGCCACGCTCATGGGTTTCGTGGAGCCGGTGGAGGCCTCGCAGTCCCCGGGCACGGACTCGCAGGGCGTGGCCCGCCGTTTCACCCTGTATTTCCGCGGGGAGCCCACGGGAATCCTGGACACGGATTGCCTCGTGGTGCGCGGCAAACCGTTGATGGTGGACGGGCCGCCGCTCGAATGGTGGAGGCACGGGCTTCATATCGGCGACGTGGTCAACGCGTTCGTCAGGGAGGGGTGAAAAATGGCGAAAAAGGTCAAGGTTGTGCTCAACCGCAATGCGTTCAGCTCCGAGGTGCTGCACGAGGCCGTGAAACCGGTCATGGACAGTGTGCAGGAGCAGATGGAGGGCATGGCCGAAGTGCATCCGTCCATCAAGGTGTACCGCAACGAGGACACCGACCGTTCGAACGTGGTGGCCACCTGTCCGGCCGCGGTGGAGGGCGCTCATGGCGTGCTCACGCAGATGATCGGCAAGGGGGTCGCATGAGCGTGTTCCAACCTCCCACCAGAACACCCCGTTTGGAACGAATCCTGCTGAACCTGCTGCGCGAACGCTTCCCGGATGTCGTGTTCGGCACGCTGCGCAGCAGGAACAATTCGGAATCCGAATGCGTGATCGTGGCGGAACCGCAGCAGAAGGCAACACCCATCAGCCAGTACGTGCGCGTCCGTTGTTCCATCTGGGTGCGTAGGGACGACGGCACCGGTGACCTCGACGCCTCGCACGAGCTTGCCAGCAGCATCGAACTGTATCTGACCGGCTTGTGGCCTCCGATTCCGATCATCAGCATCGAGCATGATTCCGGGCCGGTTCGCATGACCGACGAGAACGGCTGCATCTACTCGTATCTGATTCTCCTGCTTCAGACGAACACCGTTTGAGGCAGTCCATAATTCCAACGATTCGTTTTGAAAGGCGATCATCATGGCTGACAACAGTTACATCAGCTCAGGCAACAACGCCGAACTCGTGCGCGCCGTCAAGGACTACGCAGTGTTCCTGTTCGGCGAAGGCGAGACATACACGAAACCGGCGGGCGCCGATTGGACGCCGTCGGCGAACAAGCTGCCCATCGGCTACAACAGCGAGGACGGCACCACCATCCACCCGGAGCCGGGCGACGAGACCGAGATCAAGGGCCACAACGGCGACGTGGTGTATTCGGAGACCGATCCGGGCTACTGGACGTTCCGGTTCTCCGCGCTCGAAGGCAAGAAGAGCGTCGTGGAACTCTACACAAACTCCACCGTGGACAAGGATGGAGGCATCCACGTCAAGGATGCGTCTACCTCCAAGACCATGTCGATGGTCATCGCCGGCATCGACCAGAAGGAACGTCCCATCGTCATCTACGCGGAGAAGATCAAGGTCTCCGACCGTGACGACATCACCCTCAAATCCACCGACCTGCTCCAGTACAACATGACGCTCAAGACGTTCAAGGGCAGCGACGGCTACCAGTGGCATGCGTGGGGAATGGTCGTGGAACCGTCCGCATCCACCGCAGCCCATAACGCCACGGCGGAAGCCGCGGCCGAAGCCTGACCAGCTTCCTCCCCCGCGGGACTCCGCTCTTCACCCGCGGGGCTTTTGATTCTTCCCCGCATCCAGGATGGCGGTCCCGATGCGGGGAACCTCATATCCGACCGCCAAACCAGCAAAAAAGAAAAACCGTATCAAGGAGACCGCCATGACCAACCAATACGCGAAGGTCGAACCCATCATCAACGACGACGACCAGCTGGAGGACGTGCACCTCGACGTTCTCGGCGTCAAACTCGACTTGCCCAACCTCAACAGTGCCGACCTGCCCATCGACCTCGTCAACGTGATCCTGCTGATCAAAAGCCAGCCGGTGCTCTCCGACGAACAGACCGCGCTCGCCATGAGCGCGTTCCTCGCCTACTTCCAACAGTTGCGTCCGGACTATTGGAACGCGTTGCGCAAGACCGGCCACGCCATGGCATGGCTCACCGCCACCGTGCGCACCTGGGCCGAACAATCCGGCCTCGACCCAAAAGCGTTTACCTCAGTGCCCTCCACGCCAATCACAGGGAAGCGTTAGACGCCGACTGGCTCGCCACATACCACACCACATGGAAGCCCGTCACGCTCGCCGAATGGCTCAACGCGCCCGCGGACAGGAAACCCAAAGCCAACTACGGCATCGGCCAGGCATGGCGGCTCACGAGACAGATCCTCAGGAACCATACCAGCCATTGTTTCGCGGCGCTCGCCGGCTGGACGTACACGCCCACCGGGGCCGAAATCGCCATGTGGGACATGTTCGAACTCGAAGGCAGGCTGCAACGCGAAGGCTGGCGACCCTGGACGGACAGGCACGCGGACCCGTTCGCGCCGACGCGATTGGAAACCAGCCAAGCGCGTAAGGAACGACTCGAACGCCGCGAACTCCTCAAGCAACGCTTCCACATCACCGACTAGCCCCGACCGCCATCGGGGAGCCAACACCACTATCAGGATGGAGGACCCCGATGGCACAGGACATCGGCACCGTATACGTGCAGGTGGCACCCTCCGGCAAGGACTTCGGCAAAACCCTCGAAGGCGACATCACCGGCAGTGTGGACACCGCAGCCAGGAAAAGCGGAGGCAGCCTCACCGGTACCCTCGGCAAGGCATTCGGCAAAATCGGCAAACTCGGACTCGGCGCCATCGGCACCATCACCGGAGGCGTCACCGCGCTCGCCGCAAAAGGCGGCTTCACCCGCGCCCTGAACATCGAAAACGCGCAAGCCAAGCTCAAAGGCCTCGGCCACGACGCCAACAGCGTCAGCGAGATCATGAACAACGCGCTCGCCAGTGTGAAGGGCACCGCGTTCGGATTGGGTGATGCCGCCACCGTGGCCGCCAGCCTATCGGCGGGGGGGCGGCCGCCCCGCGGGGCGGGGGCACAACCCTTCCT